CAATCATTCCATACACAATGAATCTTTCTCTCAGCCTGTTGATACTCTTGAGTCTTTTTAGAATGAACAAAAGAACCTGTTTTAGGAGCAAACACATCACGTGATGTTTTGACTGTAGAAAAAGTTGTAAACCCTGCTTGTTTTGCTATCTCACGGGCATCCTCTACTTGGTGTTTATTGTGTTCAAACACAATATATTTCCAATGCACTTGTGCACGGTTTGTTGCGATAACTGATTTTGCATTCTCTAGCACTTTATCAAACTGAGTGTTGATTCTGTAGACATGGTGAGTATCTGCTAAACCATCTAAATCAAAATTTATAATATCACGCTTTGTAAGAATGTTACCTACATCAGTCCAATACTCTTGATTATGTATACCACCATTAGTATGAATCAAAAGACGTGTGCCATTAGACTTTACATAAGAAATAATCTCACGAAACTGTTTGTTCATTATAGAGTCGCCAAAGTTCCCATTGAGCACTAACCATTCTAAGTTTTGAAGTAACTCTGGATTGAAAAGTTGAGTAAAGCGTTCTAAGGTGATTGTATATTTTGCGTCATTTAGATTAATACGAAGAGGCTTCCAACGATGACATGCCGGGCATTTAGCGTTACACCTAAACGTTAACTCTGTAGTAAGTTGTCTAATTTGTCTCATTATTAACCTAATGAAGTAATTGAAACAATTGTGCCAGAGGGGATAGTAGCATCAACAAATTGAACTGTGTCGTTAGAGTAGTTTCCTATCCAGTCTGCGGTTGGGTGCTGTCTAACTCCATCGAGAGTAACAACAAGAACATTTGAATCGTTTGCGCAGTCCCGACCAATAAAAAACACATTTGATGTGCCAAGTGCTGTATTTACATTCGTAAAGGGAGTAAGAAGTGTTGCTCCTCCAGTAATAGCAGCTACATTATCTGAAACTGTGTTAATATTGTCTGTAGTTGAATTTAAATTAGCGTTAAGTCGGGTAAAAGTAACAAAATCGTTTGAATCCATTACACCTACGTTTGTAACTCTTCTTGACTCTATTGCATCTGCATTTGCATCAAGAGTATTAATATTAGTTGTTAAAGCTGCAACATTATCACTAATAGAGGTGTTTAAATCAGCACCATTATACTTAATAGTAGTAGCTGTTAGTATGCCTACATCAAGATTTCCAGCGGTAACTGGAGATAAAGTCGTATTTGAAGATGGATCTTTTGTGTCAGAAATTTTAAATGTTTTGGCAGACTCATCATAAAATATTGCTGCATTACCTTGATTTCCCCGATTAAACAAGAAACCTATGTCATCAGCAGGTGTTCCTGTAGCAGAGTTTGCTAACATGATGATTCTGTCTTGAACGATCATATTAACAGAGTTTGCTGTAGTTGTATCTCCGCTTATAACCAAGTTTCCGGTTACTACCAAGTCATCATTCATTGTCACTTGACCAGTGAAGGCTGTTGTTCCATTAATTATAGCAGCAACATTGTTTTGAACAACGTCAATGTTAGAATTGAGTCTAGTAAATGTTACAAAATCGTTTGATGATAACGAGAGGAAAGTAACGGATACGTTAGCTTTTGTATCAAGATTAGTATTTGCGAAACTTGCAAAAGAATCAATATTAGAAGTGTTGAGGACTATATTGGCCTCAGCTGCTACAACATTGTCTTGTACGATATCTAAATTAGCATTAGCACGAATTTCAACAGCAATAGCATTTGCACTTGAGTCAAGCGCCCCTGCGGTAATAGCTCCAGGCTGAATATGACGTTCTTGAATAATATTGTTTTGTAATAACTCTGAAGTAATTACATTCGAACTTATTACTGATGATGTAACTCGGGTTAATGCCATTAGTACTCCTAATTCTCTTTTTCGTTTTCTTCCTCAAGTTCAGCAAAAAACTCTGCTAAGAAATCTTTTTGATCCAAAGGTGTGTCCCCATCAATGTCCTCAATATCTTTAACATCTGATTCTGGTTCAAAAAACTCTTTAATAAAATCTTCAACTTGTTGATCAACTGAAGGAGGAGCTAAAAGTTCATCATATTTTTCATTTATACAAATATCAATTGCAAGATTTTTTAGGTATTCAACATCATCCTTTGACATTTCTCCTAAAACAACCCCTTCTTCTGATATCATATTAACAATTGAAGATTTTTTTTCTTCATAGTATGCATGATCGATTTCATCTTTTACTAGTTCTAAGAGTTTTGGCTCCTGCTCTGAAATTAAATCAAGTGGAAAGTGCCTATTTACAAGAGGTGCACGTTTTCCTTTGTCATAGTCCTTTAATGCAAAATATGCAAAAGGATTATCATCGTGTTCTGTAATGTCAATTTTAAAGTAATAATTCATTTTTTCTCCTATTAAGTTTTAATAATATAGTTAACGACCGAGGATGGAACAGTTAAAGTATGTGTATGAGAAGCTTGTGATACAGAGTTTACAACAGTTGTAGATGTAGAGTCTTTTGCTGTTGCGGCAACGGAAGTTGTACCTACAGTTAAATCACCATCACCATCCGCATTAGTGGTTAGAACAGAGCTCGCACTTGTAGAACCAGTTTCTGTCCCAAGAGTTGAATTGTTTGTACCTTTGCCTAGTGGAAATCTATCTCTTAAATCTGGAAGACCAAAAGTACTAGAACCATCGCCTGTACCGTAAGCGGTGCCTGATACCGCAAACAAAGAGGCATAAGTAGTTCTACTTACATTGGAACCATCACATAACAACCACCCACTTGGGGCAGAAGATCCAGTCCACATAATAATTGAGCCAGCTGGTAAAAGCGGGGCTGGTGTAGAGTCGGAATCATTCTCAATGGAATTTTGGCTCAACGTAGCAGCAGCTAAATTGGCATAATTACCAGGCGTTTTCATCACATGCAAACCATTGAGTGATGAAGTGGCAGCTGCATCAGTTCTATGAACTACTGCAACGTTACCGTTATTTAATGTGCCTAACCCTATTGATGTATTAACACCCGCTAAACCAGAAACTTTCAAAGTTGTATTAGATTCATAATCACTAACACCGTCAAAAGAGTCTAAACTAAATCCAACTTTTGCAAAATTTACACGACCTAGATCAACTGATCCAACTCCAAGCATGGTATTCTGAATTGAACCATTAGTAGGGGGTATACCAACATCTACTACATCTGCCATAGTACCATTATTAGCCGATATCAAATAAAGTCGAGCGTTTGCAGAAAGAGATCCTGAAGCAGACGGTGTAGCTACAAGTTCACCAATTTCATAAGACGCAATATTAGCGGTAAGAGCTGTAATACCGTTTTCAACACGATTACCTATACCAACACGAGTAAAATTACCACCAACAGGTGATGACTTTGCATGCACAGAATCTGAAATATAAAGTGCATTAGTTGTAGCACTCCTATATAACATACCATCCTGCTCTCCGATACCAACTCCAGATGCGCTAATGTTTAGGCCGACTGGAACTGCGGGAGATTTAAAGTTAGTAAGTAAGGAACGAAAAGAATTATTAAACTGACTTCTCGAAATATTAAGAGAAGTACCTGCAGTTACCTCGATATATGTATTTGAGTCTTGTAATGCCATTTACACCCCTGTAGCCGTAATTTGAACTTTAACTCCTTGATCAGTTGGAACGATAGCATTGTTCTCAACATCAAACAGTTTAAAGTTAACAAACGTATTAGTACCTGTTGTAACAACAGCTGTTTGTGCAGTTGCAGTATCAATTGCTTGAATTGATATAGTAGGTCTTGTTATAAAGTTAGAATCCGTATAATCTGCAGTTACTGTAGTATTGTTATAATTAACTGTATTTGAAAAAATAGTTTGTTCTTTTTCTACTGTATAACGAAACTTATCTATTGTAAAGTCAAACTGATCCTCCTCAGTATTGTTTACAACAAATTTTATTTGGAACTGTCTAAAGATTTTAGTACCAGCTTCATAAGGAATAAATTCCTCATTTACACCAGAAGATCCAAAAGCAGCTACATTAACATTACCGTTAGCATGATATACAGTTGTGTTGTCTTGAGTAGTTGTTCTGATAAATGTTTGAGTGGTTAAAGCTCCTATATCACCAGCAAAAGTCTCAACTACTCCAAGATCAGAAAATTGTTTTAAATCAACTAAAAAGTAAGACGTACCCGCAACTGTAAGATTAGCATAGGTATTGCCACCTGTTGATTCACCGTTAGCAAAGAAAGTTTCACCTAATGCAATAGCATTTGAGTTGATTGGTCCCGATATAAGAGCAAATACATTTGCGTTTGATGTATCATTTGTAAAGTTTCCATGTAAATGAACAGCATATACATTACCTGCACTGCTACCGCTCATACGAGTCTCATTATTAGAATCAAATCTAAAGTTAAGAGGTTCAGAATTTGCAAATCCTATGATGTGCCCAATACCTCCAAAAGAGGAGTCTACTAAAACATTATTAGTAGCTTCTCCTGCTTCGGTTACACTTTCAATGATGTGATCATGCTGATCATTCCAAGTTGTTTGAATAGCTTGAGTACCTTGAATATCAAGCTGAACCTGGCCTGTAATGACAGATCCGAAGTCTCTAATTTGGGTGATATAAGTAGCAGATCCATCAGCTAATAAATCAGTCGGAGACCCTCCAATCGCTGAAAAACCAGTTGAAGTGCCATTAGCATTATCAACTAGAGAAGAATTAAACGATGAGTCAGTAGTTGAAAACGCTAAACCACCAGTATTTGAATTTGCAAACGAAGGAAAGTTTGTTTCACCTAAATTTTGATTTTCAACACCGGCGAAAGTAGTTGTAGGAGAATCTTCATTAAAAGCTGCAACAACAGTTGTTCTTTGAGGTCTTGAAGTGGTGATAGTAACACCGACAACACCTTCACTCAAATTACCGCTTGTATCTCTTGTTCTAGCTAAGTATGTAAATGTACCAAACTGGTCAATCGGAACAGATTTTCTGTTAACTCCAGACGCAACAGTGACAAAAGGGACACCAGCAATAAAGTTTTCTAGGGAGGGACCTAGTGTTCCTGGTGCTCTTACTATAACTACCTCTTTTAAATCT